AAGATGCTTCCATTTGATATAGGTATTGCTCCCCTCAATGACATACCTTTCAACCATGCTAAATCGTGGATCAAACCACTTGAATACGCTGCGGCTGGCATTCCTTTTGTTATGTCCAAGTCTCCTGAATATATTCGGTTCAAAGAAGAATACGGGGTTGGCAGGACAGCCAAGAGATTCAGAGATTGGGTCAAACACTTTGAAGCCCTTTCTGATCCTGAAATCAGAAACGAAGAATCTGAAAAGAATCTGAAAGCATTAGAAGCCCTAGACGCGAGGTACGGCGCACTAAGATTGCAGAAGATCTTAGAAAGCGTGCGATGAATGAGCAACATCTATGGCAAGGGGGCAAAGGGCAAGGCGACCAAACTGCACGCCCTGATTGTCAGATCCCGTGGGAGATGTGAGAAGTGTGGATCTAAGCATGTTCTACAGTGCGCTCATATTATCTCTAGAAAATATTCATGGACCCGAACGGACTTGGATAATGCGTTCTGTTTGTGCGCCTCATGCCATCGGTTCTTCACCGACAACCCCGTGGAGTTTGGGATCTTCACAATCGACAAGATCGGTGACGACATGTTTGACGAACTTATTCTCAAACGAAACTCAATAGATAAGTTTGATTGGGAAGAAGAAGCGAAACGCTTGAATGCCATAGCGAAAGAAGAAGGACTGCTGTGAGAACATCCCCCATAGCCCTAGCCGACGTTGAAGACAACATCATCAGGCTGGTTGAAGACTTAGAGGAACACACCGAAGCCTTTGAAGTTCTTGCTGTGGATCACTCCAAAAAAGATGCTCGCTACAAGTCTTCTTGGGCTAAGGAATATCTCGCCGCAAACGGCTCCATCAAGGAGCGTGAGTCATGGGCCGATTACAAACTCTCCGATGAGAACTATGAAGTCAAGGTGGCAGATGCTCTCCTCAAAGCCAAGAAGGAGAAACTAAACTCTATTCGCACAGCGCTTGATTCTCTCAGGACGCTTGCGGCAAACGTGAGGGCGCAAACATGAACCATGGCGTAAGTCCAGACTTGGAAAATCTTCTTGTTCCGATAGAACAATTACAAACGCTTCCCAACAACCCACGCAAAGGAAACATTTCTTCTATTGCGGCTTCGTATAAAAAGTTCGGACAAGTCAAACCCATCGTGGCCGTGGATAACGAGGACGGCACGGGCACCGTCATTGCCGGGAATCACCAATTGGCGGCAGCCAAGCAATTGGGGTGGACCCACATGGCGGTGCTGTACGTTCCGTTCGACCACGACAAGGCCATAGCGTTTGCCTTGGCCGACAATCGAACCTCAGAGTTGGGAGAAGATAATCAGGAACTTCTCCACGACATGCTGATTTCGGTGGTGGAAGACATGCCGGATTTCTTTGAGGAACTTGGCTGGGATGATTTTGAGATTGCCACCATTTCAACCCCGGCTGCTGGAGCAGAATCTGCCGTGGAATCCAACGACGGATGGACCGCTCCGACCCTGATCGCTCCGCCTCCAACGGAAGCAGACGAAGAGACGATGAGGTCTTTAGTGACCCAAGGCGCTACAGCCACCGGTTCTGCTGGGGCCAAAACAGTGGTTCAATACACTTTGGTATTCAACGACGCTGAACAGCAGGCGGTGTGGTATTCGTTCCTAAGATATTTGAAGGCAAACCCAGCCTATGCAGGTTTAGCCACAACCTCAGAGCAAGTGACAGCCTTTTTAAATCGTCACATCAGTCCTGAAGGTTCGACATCAACTGAATAGTGCAGTTGAAAATCGTGGAGTCCTCTGACTCTTTGGTTTCTGTGATCTTCAAATCCAAGGACTCAAGAATCAGATCGACCATCTGTTCAAAATCTTCTTGAACCTCAGCCTCGTCTTCTTCACCAATTTCGACTAAATCCATACAGACCTGAATCAGATGTTCCCGAATAGTCAGAATGGAATCTGAATTACTCACGGTACTCCTCCCCTTGCGGTGGCGTGCCCACCACGCTACACTACGGGCTTCGGGCAATCAACCATTTTGTATTAGGAGAGAACCGTGGCTCGTTCAGGAACAGAAGTAACCGTCAAGGGTAATAACGTCATCGACGTTGAACTCAAGTACAGCAGCAACGGCAACGGCATGTTGAAGTTGCGACTGGCGACCGAACGCTGGCGCAAGCAGGGTGATTCTTGGGAAAAGACCAACACCTCATTCTTTAACGTTCAGGTCTGGGGCGACTTGGCTGAAGCGGCAGCAGGAATCGTTCAGAAGGGCCAGCGGATCATCGTTACTGGTTACTTAGAAGAGCGCAGTTGGGAAGATAAGAATACAGGCGAGAAGCGTTACGCTACTCAGGTCGTTGCCAACGATATTTCGATTCCCGTTGAGGACATCGAAAGCCTCGTTCGGGTGAAGCGCGAAAAGCGCGACGACGCCGCCCAGCCAGCAGCGGTTGCGGCCAAGCCTGCCGCTTCGCAGGATCCGTTCGATGAGGAACTAGACTTCTGACACACATAGTTGGTGTAAACTCTGAATATTAGCGCCTAGTTTCAGAGGTCAACATGATAGAAGTCCTTACAGAAATATTGTCCGATTCGTACAAGCGCGGACCAGAACTTCCCTTCATCAACCCCAAGTTGATCCTAGAGGCCACAGGTACACCGACCGGAGAACAAGCGCTTTGGTCCTATGGGCGAGATTCTAGATCTCATCGCCCCCACTATGTGATTGATCCAGATGAGTTGAAGATCCATAAGATCCTCAATACGGATTATGGGGTTATAGGCGATTTTCATCCCACTCAACCACAATGGTCATCTCGTTGCATTTTTGTCGCCATTGTCAAAGAGGAAAACGTGAGCCTGACAGCGGAGCAAGAAGAATCTGCTGGTCGTCTTTTAAGACTTCTGTGTGACACAGAGGCCGTCCCCGCCATCACCTACGAAGGTGGGGAAATGGGAACACAAACTTTTACTACCTTTGAAGGGATTCTACTTTGGTCCTCCATGCCGAGTGGGCGGACATCTCCGGGCAAAATCAACTGGACAAACCTGAACAAAGGTTTGCAGGACTTTAAAACTCCTAAACTGTTGGGCGTCGGCGGAGAAGACACAAGGGTCTACGAAGATGAAGAAGAGGCAGCGGTAGAAACCCCAACAGAAGATTTGGATTCACTGACCGTGGCAGAACTCAAAGAAATCGCTTCCGAAGCAGGTGTTGCATATCGGAATTTGCGAAAAGCAGAACTAATAGAGGCCATTGAAGCCGCACGCGCCTAACACTATTAGTTGCAGTAAGCAGTATTTGCGGTTGTGGTATGCTAAGCCCCCCTGCCGGGGGATGCTTATCGGTTGTGGCGCGGGGCCGGAGGTTGGCATGAGGACCATCCCTCCTCCCGTCCCGCGTTACAACTAGAGTAATCCTATGCCGCGTAAGCGTCTATTCCTAGATATGAACGTAGTCGAAGCAGCCCGTGAACGGCTCCGACACGTTTACGATACTTTCGACACGGTTTGTGTCCAGTTCAGCGGAGGCAAAGATTCTTCTGCCGTCCTACTTCTTGCGAAAGAAATCCATGAAGAACGAGGACTTGGACCCGTCAAGACCATCTTCCGTGATGAAGAAATGGTCAGTCCTGCCGTTATCCGTTACATGGAATGGGTCAAAGATCTTCCGTGGGTTGACATGGAGTGGTACTGCCTGCCGATGGGGCAGGAAATTTGGGTGCTTGGTCGCAGAGAGTACGTTCTGCTCTGGTCAAAACAGCGACAAGAAGAAGGACGCTTGGTTCGGGAGATACCCCCGTGGGCTATCACCGCCCAAGATTTCGGACTAGATAATAGCGTGGTGGTTCCGCAGCCTGTTGATTATTACACGATGCAAGGGAAGGAAGGTCGAACCGCCTTCCTCACGGGTATTCGGGCAAACGAATCCATGATTCGATATCGGTCCGTTGTCCAAAAACTCCATGAGAACTACATCAATCGTCCATACCGGCTGAGCAAGGCCATTCCGTTGCGACTCATCAAACCTATTTACGATTGGATTACAGACGATGTTCTCAAGTATGTATCCGTGGACAACAACTTCCCCTATTGCGAGTATTACGACTACGCAGCAATGTCGGGAGCAAACACACGGGTGGGAATTCCGTTACACTCTGTTGCTGCTCGCAGGCTCAATGATGTAGTTACAACGGAGCCAGAGTTTTATGACGCTCTAGTGACGGCATTTCCACACATAGATGCCCAGCGTCGGCTGTGGAAGGATTTCAATATCGAATCCCTGATTGCTTCTTACGCTCAGGAAAGTTGGGACGGCGTTCGTCGTTGCATCAACGAGAACATGCTTTCACCGGGAAAACACCAAGACGCTATGAAATTCGTAGCAGAATTTCGCAAAAAGCGTAATAACGATCCCTATGGCTATCCGATTGATCACTTGATTCGGATACTGCTGCTAAATGAATTTCGCCATACAGCCCCATCACCGGTCGGTCCGAAAACGAAAGCCCACAGGATGCGCGTCGCTGCCTTACAGGAAGCCGACGACTTAGATAAGGTAGATGATCTTTTATGAACTTGGAACTTCTCAAAACGGAAAACCTCAAGGTTCCCGACTGGAGAACCACTCATATTCTAAAACCCAACCTGATTGGGCTGATGAAGTCTATAGAAGAATACGGAATGATCAATCCAATTCTCACTATGACAGATGGCACCATCATCGACGGTTTCGCCCGCTGGGTCGCCGCACAGTCGCTGGGTCTTAAAAAGATTCCCGTTCAAAGGCGCGATTGTGGAAAGACAGAAGCAATGATGCTTCACATCCAACTCAACAGGGCCAGAGGAGAGATTGTCCCACATCGTCTCAGTAAAACGATTCGTCTATTGAGCGTAGCCATGGACGAACAGGTCATCTTGAATTCATTCAATATGAAAATAGATGAACTGGATGTGCTGCTGGATGGATCCCTCGTCAAGAAGAGGAAAGTTTCAGAGCATTCTTACAGCAAGGCGTGGATCCCTATCGAATCCACGGCCAGTGAAGATTTCAGTATAGAGCGACCGCCTACGCCAGACGCATAAAAAGGGGCGGGCCGGAAGTCCGACCCGCCCCTTTCGGTGTAGCGGTCGCACCTCCTAACCTAAGTCGGAGATTCCCTGCCGGGGAACCTGAACCATTGTGACTTCTAGATCTTACCTCTAGTGTCTGCCTCAGAAAGAAAGTCTTCCATCAGACTTGCGGCAGTTACGCCTTCCGACCCTTCTGCCGTACCTTCAGTGGCCGCATCCACTACGGAACGCTTGTGGTTGATGAGGCTATAGACCGATTCATCAATAGTTCCAGCCGCCAAAGCATGAGTTATCTGTACGCTTCCCTTGGTTCCTATGCGGTGTATTCGCGCAGACACCTGATCCACATCTGCGGGTGTCCAAGGATGCTCAATAAAAAGCATGTCCTGTGCAGCCGTCAGAGTGTGTCCAGCCTTGGAAGCCTGAATGGACAGCACAATCACAGGAGCATCTTCCGCCGATTGCTCCATGAATGCGCTCTTGGCCTTCTCTACATCGTCTACTTTCATCCCGCCTTGGATTTTCAACCCGCCATATTCATCCGCTAAGGCATCAACGATTTCACGATGATGGGCAGCCAACACCACCTTGCGTCCTTCGTTGATGCGGATCTGAACCCATTCGTCCACTGCTTTGAGTTTTGACTTGGCTGCGATTTTCTTTAGAACGGAAAGCCTGACCAAATGTTCGTGTGCTTCTGCTTTGAATCTGGCCCGCACCGCAGCGCTCCTTGGATCCTGACCTAGTTCGGCAGCCAACTCAGCAGCCCGGTCAGCAAGGAACTGAACGATGTCCTCTTCTGCCTGTTTGTATTCCTTTGCGTATTTGGGATCAGGTTCGATCATCCATTCAGAATGCCGGATGGGTGGAAGATCCTTGAGGACTTGATCTTTAGTCCTTCTTATATAGCACGATCCCCTGAGGCGTTCGTTGAGTTCATCTAGGTTGGTGGCTCCGTCGATGTGCCATTGCTTGAACCGGTCTTGGAAGGCTCCGCAGTACCTCTTGTAGAAGGCCCAGAGTCCTCCGAATTCCTTAAGTCTTCCGATGATTTCCAGTTGGGGTCCGTACTCAGCCGGACGAGATGTAATAGGCGTTCCAGTAAGGCAAAAAACCAACCCTGTATTCGGTACTGTTTTTGCGAGTTTCTGGGCACACTTTGTTCTCTTCGCTTTGGGATTTTTGAGATAGTGGCTTTCGTCAAATATGTAGGACTGGTATCCCTTCAACGCTTCGGGGTGATAGTCGATGTTGGAATACCCAATGATAGTGAAGTCTGCTTCTTCCTCTGGAAACTCGCTTCGGTTGATCACCCGTCGCCATGTTCGACTTGGAAAGAACTTGTCGATTTCCGTGGCCCAATTCAACGCCAAGTTGGGTGGACATACGATGAGAGAGGGGTACGCATTTTCGCATTGGACCGCAGCCAACGACATGACTGATTTTCCGGTTCCCATTTCGTCTGCTAGGAACAGTTTCTTATGATCTACGAGGTATTGAACTCCGGCCTTCTGGTAGGGGAGCAATTCACCAACAAGGTCTGGAACTTCAATCTCAGCGTTCAGTGAACGGGAAGCAGCAATCTTCTGTGCTTGCTCCTCAATAACCTTGAGTTCCATCGACTCAAGTTCTTCGGGAACATTCATCCGGAAGTTTCGTGCGAACTGAAGTGCTTGGGAAAGACTGGATCTTGGAGCCTCCCAAACCTTCTTCTTCGTGTTCCACCACGAACCTGCGATTTGACGAACAGCAGCGACCTTCACGGAATCATAGGCAAACCTGATGATCAGACTTTCGTCAACCAGTTCTATTCCCTGC